GTTGACCGTCGTGCCCTTGCAGGCGAACAGGTGGGCACGGATACGGAAAAGCACCTCTGCGTCCGGGCTGTCGGCAATATCGGCGAAGACACTCGATGATCCAAGCTCGAAGCGCTGCAGCTTGTTGACGCCGCGCGCCGCTGCGATGATGTTGTTGCCGAACTGCTCAAATGACCAGTGCCAGTCCGCATCTGCGGCGTAGCCCCCGGCCTTGGAGACATCGACGGGAATGCGGCCGATAAGCCGATAGAGGCGGGACCGGTCGCCGAGGAAGATCTGCACCGCATTATTGCTGTCGTAGCAGGACACAGCACCCATGCAGGCATCGTTGAGCACTGACCCGGTGCGGTAGATTTCTAGACCCGGCAGCGGGGCGTAGCGCCCGGCGTGAGACAGAACGCCCTTGGCTTCGACGGCGGCACCGGAAACGATGGCCTTGTCAGGCTCCCAGGGTGCGAAGGCGACGGGCTTTTTGGAGCGCATCGTTACCAGCTCGACCGGCGAACGAGACGGCCACCGGAAAACCGCGCCCGTGCCTCGGTGCCGTTCAACGCCGACACGATACCGTTATAGGCCATGAAGGCCTCCATGATCTTGGCATCGTTGCGCAAGTGACGGTATGCCTCGATCAGCGTGCCGTAGAAGTAGGCGCCCGGGGTGTTGAGCAAGATCCAGTTGCTATCGGCGCTTTCTTCCAGGGCATCTAGCTTCTTGAAGTAGAGCAGCGTTGCGTCGCCAGTGAGCGCGGGGCGAATGAAGAGAGATGTTCCCTCTACCGTGTATCCGGTGGGGCGCGTCGATCCTGCGGCATTGGCGCGTTGCGGCCAGAACAGTGCGGGAGACTCATACAGCGGCTCTGCGATTGGATTGGACGGCCAGTAGAGGTTGCGCTTGTCGAGGTAGTCTGTGGGGAGCGTCGCAGCACCGGACGTAAACGCTAACGATGCGTTGGTCGTCTCCATGGCGCGGCAGCGCAGTGGCTCTGAAAATAGCGCGTCTCCAGCCTTCCCGAAACCATACCACATGCGCGACTCGGCGAGGGCGACAAAGCCGGGGATTTCCGCATCGAATGCAGAATTGGCCGACTTTATGCACTCGACAAGAATACGCTGGCGCAGATCATCGAAGGTTGCGAACGTCGCCACTAGATGCGCTCCGCGAATTTGCGCTGCGTGAGGATTTCAGCATCGCGTCCCGACACGGGGAATTCATCCCCAGCCGCGTGCATGGATCCGTTGGCCCAGGCGCGCCGCTTCTCAGCCAGTGCGGTCCAGCGGATCATGACGCCATCGCCCATGGGCACGACTTCAGCCGGCTCCCGAGGCGCAGCAGTTTGCGTGACTACCGCCTCGGGCTTTTTCCTAGGCCGCGCCATTAGGCAGCAACGCCCTTGATGACGGCGAAGTTGAACACCGGCTGTTCGGTCGTCGTGCCGCCCGTGGTGTAGGACGTGATCTGGAACGATCCGGCCGCAACTGCCGTCACGGCGATGATATACTTATCGGTGCCGGACTTCTGGCTCACCACCACCACGTCAGTCGCGGCAACGGTCGAGTTGGTGACCGTGAACGAGGCAGGCGTAGCCGAGCCCGCGGCAGAAACGAGCGTGATAGCGCCCGTGGTCTTGTTGAGGGTGACGCCCGTGGTGCGGCCGGTGCCCTGCGTGACCGTGCCGCCGGCGCCCGTGGCATAGCCTACGCCACCCGTACCCGTAGAAGTGAGTGCGCGCGGCGTGGTGACGGCGCCCGTCGACGTGCCGGCAAGCGTGATGGTGCCGGAACCTTTGGCGTCGATGGTCAGAGCCTCGTTCGTGCCCGATGAAATCGCCGCGATGGCCAGGCCGGACGCTGCGGCAGCACCCGTTACCTTTAGGCCGGTAGCCACCGAGCCGGTGTTGGCGTCGACCTGAAGCACCGGGTTGGTCGCGCCGTTTGCGCCGACCGTGAGGGCAGATGCCGACGTACTGGTGACCGTGGCCGCTCCGGTGATGCCGGTAGCGCGGGCCAGCGCGATCGCTCCCGTGCCTGTCGGATTGAGCGTGATCGTACCCGATCCCTTGGCGTTGATGACGAGGTTTTCGTTGGTGCCAGACGAGATGACGTTGATGTCGGTGCCGGCCGCTGCAGCACGGCCGATAACGGTAAGGCCTGCAGCGGCCGATGAGGTCGAGCAATCGACCTTGAGCACGGGATTGGTTGCACCGTTGCGGCCGATAACGAGGCCGTTTGCAGCGGTCGAGGTGATCGCCTCGATGGTCGTGTCAGCCATGGGTTTTTATCCTTAGTAGATTGGGACGAGGATGTAGTTGCCGGCGCCGTCGACCATGCGATTGCCCAGGCCGTCGAACAGCTCCAGTTCGGTCGTCTGCTCGGCGCGGATGATGTCCACGGTGGCTTCGCGATAGCCCTGTGCGTTGACGTAGACCTTGGCCCCGGTGGTTACCGCGGCGACGTTGAGTGCCGTGTTATTGGACGAAATCAGCGGGCGCTCGAAGACGATATCAGCCGCGCCGACGCCGAGCGCCTTGAACTCGCGCCGCCAGATCACCGTTGAGCCGTCCTTGATCACCACCTCTGTATCGACAGAGGCATGCGTGTTGATGATCTGCGCCGAGACGAGGTAGTTGGACTTACCAACTCCGGCCGCTGCGATAATCACATCGTCCGCGGTGTCGGCGATGCCGCCGAGAGGTCCGGCATAGATCCACGGCTGAATGATGGTAGGGGAACTCGCCGGAATGCTGCCAGCGCCAGAGCTTCCCCCTCCGCCCGATAGCTCGCCGATGGCATCCGATCGGACCGGAACCCAGCGGTTGTTCGCGTCCATGGCATAAAGATGCGCGTCGCTCATATGATCACCTCGGCCGTCTTGAGATAGCGATATTCGCTGGAGTTCAGGAGCTGGCGCACTTTCGGCCAATGGTCCTGGTTCATCACGTCGATGCCATGCTCCGTGAGCCACTTGTACTGGACGCCGATGGGGATGGACGCCACGCGCCACATCTCCTTGTCCTGGGCGTAGTAGGCTCGCCCAGCCGATTGCTTCTTCTTGTTTTCTTCTAAGATCGGCGCGGCATCCTGCGAGTAGTGCAGGTTGAACCCTTCTGCCGTATCCTCGAAGTCGATCCGCATCCCTGTCTCGGGATCGTAGTCGAAAAGGCGTTTTGTCATGGGCTCATCGGGATATGAAAAGGCGGCTGCTCAGAGGGCCAAGCAGCCGCCCTTCTCGTTTCCCTGGCGTACGGAGCGTTACGACAGGTCGGCGATCACGCCGTTGGCCGCTTCGTCGGTCACAGCGAGCGTGAATTCGCACGACAGCATGCGCTTGTCGGAGTGACCGGTCTTGGCCAGCGGTTCGGTCTTGAACGGCTGCAGGAACTTCAGCATCCAAGTCTTGGGGTCGAGCACCAGCACCGAGCTGCCGGCATAGAGGCCGTTGGAGCCGGCAGAGCGGCCCGTGCCGGCGCCCATGAAGCGGTTGGGAACAATACGATGCTCGCCGAAGTCGGACACGTAGACGTCGGCCGCGCCGAGAATGACCGCCTGCTTGCGCGATTGGCCGCTGTCGCGGTACTGCGTGGCGATGCCGGAGAAGCCGGAGGAAATCTGCTTCTTGGCGCCGGTGCACATGACGATGGAAGGATCACCGCCCGCTTCCCAGGCCTGCCGTACCACGTCCTTGAGCAGGGTTTCCGTGTAGGTGCGTGCATCGCCGTCGGAGGCGGCATCGACAATGCCCGTGCCGGTGTTGAAGCCGCCCGAGGCACCGGTATTGCCGCGCGAGACGTTGGTCTCGATCCACGCCTCTGCGCCGCCGATCTCGCCGGGCGTCGATGCACCGCCAAGGACGGAGGCGAAGTTGCCGGTAATGCGCAATTCGATGTCGCGCTTCAGCTCCTTGCCCTTCTTGGCCACCTGGTACTTCAGTTCGCTGCCGCGGCCGGCCGTGTCGACGGCTTGGGCAGTGGTTGACACCTCGACGATCTTGTCCATCAGCTGGACGATATTCTTGAGGCGCGTCGGCTGCGATCCGGCATCCGCGTCACCGGCTGCATCGCCTTCAATGCGCTTGTTGGTCGGGTCGCCGGCGGCGAGCCCGTCCTTCTGCCACTCGGGCGTGCGATTCTTGCACGTACCCTTTTTGGTCATGGAGTAGAACGGAACCTCCATGGGTGAAATGTTGGTGATGACATCCGACAAATCTTCGCGGATGCCCACCATGGCAAAGGTCTGCACGGTGTTGGTCGGAACAGTCATCTCTTTTCAGTCCTTGCTGGCTGTGGGGATAAAGGGTTGGGGTGCTCCGGTTAGTGCAGGAATCCTTCGAGCGCGTCGGCGGCGTCATCGATGGAGCCCGACTTTGACAGCCGGTCCATGGCTTCGGCGCGCTTGGCGTCCTTGGAATTCACACTCGAGCGCGCCGCACCCTTTACGAGCTTCGGCTTGGCTCTCACGACTTTAACGACGGCCTCGGTCTTTGCCTGGGCCGCGCGGTACGCCAACGCATCCTTCAGAACCTTGTAGTGGCGGGCATCGACGATGCCGCCGAAGTCTTCGGCCTTGAAGCCGTAGGCCTTCTCTGCTTCGCTCATGACCTGCGTCTGCACGGCCTTGTCGGCCATCAGCTCGGGCCAGAACTCGGCGAGCTTGGCCTGCTCACGCTGGAAGCGGGCCGCATCGATGCGCTGCTGCAGTGCTGTCTGCTCCTTGCCTACCCGCTCATTCTCGGCGCGGGCGGCAGCGATGGCTTCGGCGGCCTTCGTCGCCTGCATCTTCTGCTGCGCATACAGCTGCGGGTTGAAGTGCTCGGAGGCCTCGTTGAGCAGTTCTATGTTCGGCTCGCGCGCCTGCTGCATGGAGGCGAAAATATCGTTGGCCTTCTTGTACTCGCTCATCTGCCGGATGAGGTCGTCGGTTGCCTTCTCAGCGTCAGCGGAGAGGGTTGGCGCCTTGGACTTGTTGGCGGCGATCTCGGCTTCGAGCGCCTGGGCCTTCTGGTATCCGGCCCAAACATCGGCGACTTTCAGGCGGCGTGGCTCTTCGCCGTCCTTCTCCGGGGGAAGCTCGAGGAAATCATCTTCCTCTTCGGTTTCCTCGGCGTCGGCCTTAACCGGTTCCTTGCCGGCTTCGGCTTCGCCTTCCTTGCCCTTGAAGCGTCCCGTGTCGTCGCGATCTCGCGCCGCCTTGTCCTTGGCTGGCTCGGCGTCCATCGGCGGGGCGTTGCCGTTCGGCTGGCTCTTTTCCAGGGCCTCGATGTCGGGCATGGCGCGGGTTGCGTCCATCAACGATCCGTCGTGATCGCCGCCGGCGCCCTCGTCATCGGGCTTCATGAAGATGAAGAAGAACGGGAAACGTGAACGCATCGGGTCCATTTATTCGCTCCTTTGATTGCGCTTGCGCAACTCATTGCCAGCACGATCGCCTTCAGCTTCGGCGTGCTGCATCAGTCTGCGGATTTCCTTGAGGATGCCGAGCGCGATTGCCGCAGCACGGCGTTTGGTGTCATCCTCGATAGGTGCATCGACCATCTCGGAGATGCGTCCTTCGATAGCCTTGTCGAACCACCCGGAAATGAGCGGGTCCTGCACGAAGGCACGCATGCGCTCGCCCACCTGCACCCTGTTGGCGAGGCGTTGGTCCTTATCGGTCTTGGTCATTTGGACAGATCACCGCCTGGGCGGTTCTTCTTCATCGGTCTCTTGGCGTTGGCTGTGCCGTTCATCGCCTTGGCCTTGGCGTTCTCTTTCGCCGCGATTACGCTAACCTCAGCCTGGCGCTGGCTATCGCGCTCGGCCTGGGCCGATTCCATCTGCATGCGGCGCTCTTCGAGTTCTGATTCCATCTGCATGCGGGCGAATGCGATCTCGCGCTCCGACTGAATGCGTATCTCGGCGATCTGCCGCTCCGATTCCGCCTTGATCATCGCCAGCTGCCGCTCGGACTCGATCTTCTGTGCCGACATGGCCTGCTCGGCCTGCTGTTTCTGCCCCTGAAGCTGCCCATCCTGCTGTGCTTTGGCGGTTTCCAGCTGGTTCTTCATCTGCGCTTCGGCGATCTTTGGATCTGGCCCAGGCTCTGGCGCCTGATAGTCCTTGGGGATTTCCTTGAAGAAGCGCGTGGCGTCCTTGTAGCCCATGGCCTGCACCTGCTCGGCGCAGGTGTTGCGCAATTCCTGCACGCCGACGATGGGATTGCCCGGGCCGGCGAGCTTGAGGATTTCTCCCTGCGTTGCCTTGATGGTTTCGAGGTTGGCGACCTGCTGGGCACGCGATGCAGCGGCCATGCCGACATGCACCTTCACCGCCATCTCGTCCGACCAGCGACGTGGATCTATGTTCACCCACGTGCCTTTTATCTTCACCTGTCGGGCTGCGTCCTGATGCGCGCACACGAGGTGCAGGACGCGCTCTAGAACGTCCTGCAGTCCCTTGCCAAGCCAGCGGGCGATAAGCTCGATGCGCGACTTGGCTGCCGCCTGCAACAGGTCGATACCCGTTGCCGTCTTGTTCAATGCCTGCGGGTCCATGCCCTGGCTGTGCCGGGTGACGCCGGAAGCTTCCTCGCCGCGCTGGTCGAGGTATTCGAGCATCTGGTAGCCTGAGGCGGAGACGTCGGGCGTCTGCTGCACTGCCAGGGCGGCTCTGACATCGCCCGAGCAGCGCACCACGCCACCGATTTCGTTGTCGAGCAGATCATCGATACCCTCGGCGCCGACCATCTGCGTATTAACGGCAGAGCGTGGGGTCAGTGCCTGTGCCAAACCATCGAGCGTACGCCGTAGAACCACCGTACGGGCTCTCTGGATCGGGCCCAGCACATCGGCCATGGAGCGGCCGGCCGACTTGTGAGCAACGCGCATCGGCGTCCAGGAGACGTATTCGGACCGCTCGACTTCAACGTTCTCCAAGATCACGTCGCCGACGCGCTTGATGCAGCGCAGTTCGACGATATCGTCACCATCGAAGTCGATCTTGACGTATTCGCGGCTGAGCTTGACCTTGCGGCGCCCGGCTTCTGCGGCGCAGCGCTGAGCGATTTCTGCAACCTCATCCTGCCATCGCGCTAGGGCCCGCGGGTCTGATTCATCGTCGTTGCTGTCGTCGTTGGCGTAGGATTTCCCATCGGGGCTGAGGTCTTTCGCCTTATTGGGAAACTGGCGCATCAGATCGGCGACGAATTCTTCGCTCTGCTCCCCGTGATAGGATGAAGCCTCGATGGACTTGGCGCGGCGGGCAATGCGAAACCCTTCCGGGGCCACGGCCTCGATGCACACGCGCCCAACCTTTGGCGTATGGCGCAGCCGGAGCGTGAACAGTTGCGTTTCGAGGTCCTGCTCCTGCTCCATGATATGGTATTCAGGATCTTCGACATACTTGGCCAGCTTGTCGGGGGCAATGCCTTCGAGCGTCTTCGGCGGCTTCGGGACGGGGTCCTGCCATGCAACGCGCATCACGCCGCGGCGCTGCAGCAGGCCATCGAAGGCGAAGTCGTAGAGGTTCGTCTCGCCGTCGTTGTCCTGAAAGAAGATGTGGTCGAGATAATCGGCCGCAAGCTCCGTGGTGGGTTTCCCGCCTGGCTGGCCGTCGGCCGGCTGTTCATCTTCGATGGAACCGGGTTCAATGGTGACCAGTTCGTCGGAGGCGAGGAACACGCGCATCAGGTCGGGCATGATCCAATTGATGCAGTCCTCGATGTCGTGTGTGGTGATCGTCGAGCGGCCCTCGACCTCATCGCCGTACTTCTCACCGTAGAAGCGGTCCATGGCTTCCGCCTGGGCCTTGGCGAGTTCTGAGGTATGATAGGAGGCAGCGTCGGTCTCTTCCTCCTTGAGGATTTTCAGGAGGTCGTCTTCGGTCATGTCCGCCATGGGTTAGGCCATGGTCCCGAGCTTGACGCGGCGCTTCTCCCCGCCTTCGCGGGGCTTGGTCTTGGCGAAGCGGAGCATCATGATTGCGTAGCGGGTGGCGCTCATCAGGTCTTCGCGTTCCTTGACAATTTTGCTGGAAAGGTCCGGCAGTTTCTTGCGGTGATAGAGGCGGAACTCTTCGAACCATTCGGTGAGGGTCGAGAACACCTTGAGGCGCCCTGTCTGCATCCGATCGAGCATGTCCATCAGGCCAGCTTCAACGCCATTGCCGCCCTCGGCGTGCGTCGTGTGCTCTGGCAGCATGTTGAGGCCTTGGCCCCGGTAGAGTTCGGCGAGCTTGTCGCCCGACCCTTTGTCGTGTTGCAGGCCGTCATGCGGCCATGCGCAGGGTATCCAGTCTCCCCACGGCTTGATCGCTGCCGCATGGATGACGGGTGTGGCCTGCCGCTGCCGGTAGGCCTTGCACACGTAAATGCAGTCAGCGTCACGATCCCAGGCGATATTCGCGGCCGCGAATGGGTGGTCATAGCCGAAGTCGACGCCGTTGATCTGAAGCCAGTGCTTCGGGATAACAATCGGGGCGACGGTGATGTCCTCTTCCGCGATCGGGAAGATGCGACCTGAGCCCATGGTCGGGATGCCCTTGGACCGAGCTTCCCTCTCGTGGGCC